AACAATGCTTAAAAGTTGTCTTGTATTTTTTGTGTTAAGTCTTTTGAAGAACTGACTAGGTGTTTCATCTGAATATCTTAATGAAGTAAAATTATCTTTACACCATCTTGATTCACCACGTCTACTAGCAGAAACTAATTTGTTCATTGCTAATTCATATTTAGAAATGTACTTGATTAATTTCTTAACTTGTTTTCTATCAGTGTTACGAGCATCTGTATGAACATGAAGTCCACATGATGCATTTATTTTACCGTTAGCATCTAAAACTTTGATGACTGATTTAAGAGTTTCTAAATCATTCATGTCGTTAAGAATAGGTGTAACTAATTCTAAACCACCTGCTGATAATGAAGCATCAGTTTTTAATCTCCATGCAGTTGTATCTGTATCTGAATAATATGCTTCACGAACATCAACACCTGTTTCTTCTTTGATTTTACGAATCATAGCACTTCTGCTGATTCTGCTTATGAACTCTATTTCTACTCCAAATTTTCTCATTTTTTTTCTCCTGTTTATCTCGGCTTAATTGCTTTGATACCATTATATTATTATATGTAGGACAATCTGTCAAACACTAAATACTAAAAAAACCTATTTATTTTCACTTTTTTTACTATTTCCTATAAACTAAGGGCTATAAACGGATTTATTAGAGGTTTTCATGGCAGGATTAACAGTCACGGTTGCAGAAACGGCTTATGCCGTCACCTCTGCTGAAGTGAAACAACAACTCAGAATTGATGGCTCGGATGACGATAATGTCATCGACAGATTAGTTATCGCATCTCACAATTGGGCTAAGAGATACACACATAGAAGTATTACAACACAAACACTCAAGCTATCAATTGATAGTATTTATGATGCAGATATTCCAATACGAGAGGGAATGTATATTGGTATTGACCAAGACATAACAAGACGTAGTATTATTTTACCTGAGTCACCAGTCGCATCCATTTCAAGTGTTAAGTATTATGATGATGCTGACACTGAATCTACTTTTGCATCAAGCAAATATTATTTAGATAGTGCAAGTGTTCCTGCAAGATTAATTTTACGACAAGGTGAAAGTTACCCAACAGGATTGAGAGTTGCGAATGCTATTGAGATAACTTATGTCGCAGGTTATGGAGGAGCTAGTGATGTTCCTGCTGATATCAAACAAGCATGTCTTACATATGTCGCTTACATGTTTGAACATCGTGGTGATTTGTTAGATGGTAAAAATGTTCTTGCTCCAACATTAGCAACACAACTTTTACAACCTTATGTCATCAGACAATTTTCAACAAATCCATATCGTGGCACTGCACATTATGGAGGAATGATTTAATGTCTCTTATAGGACAGATGAGAAACAGAATTGTCTTACAAACTCTATCTACATCTAGTGATGGAGCAGGAGGTCAGTCAGCATCGTTTGGTACTGCTACAACTGTTTGGGCTAAAGTAGAAAATTTATCTGGAAGCGAATCTGTTTTCGGAGACCAACTTCGTGGTACAAGTGGTTATCGTTTTACGATTAGATATTATTCTGCATTAACAGAAAAATATAGAATCTCTTATAACTCAAAAACTTTTAACATCACTCACGTTCAAGATTTAATTGAGGGTAGAGAGAAGTTTCAGGTCGTATTGGCTACGGAGGGTGTTGCAACATGATTAGTGTAAAGATAAAAAATAATATCAATCGCAGAGCAAATGAAGTGCAAACTAAATATGAAAACAATGCACAGAACTATGTCGATTCAATTGCAAGTTATTTTAGAGGTCAGGTCATAAGAAGTATGTATGCACCAAAGACAGGTAAAACATATCCTAAAACACAACAAAATACACCACATGTATCTTCTGCTCGTGGCGAAGCACCTGCTGTTGATACAAGTAATTTAGTTAGAAGTATTGAGCTAAGAAAATTAAGTAAGCTCGTAGCCAAAGTATTCACAAATGTAGAATATGCACCATATCTAGAATCTAATTTAGATAGATATTTTATGAGTCCACAATCTGTTGCATATAAAAATTCAGAGAAGATGGCTAAAGCATTAATAAAAAAATTAAAGGTTAGATAATGGGTTTTCATTCATTCGATTTGCAAACAGCAATCTTTTCACTTTTATCAGGTGATTCTACTCTCGATGGGTTGGTAGGTAACAATAAGATTTTTGATAACGTTCCACAAGATACAGCATATCCATATGTTCGTATTGGGTTAGAATCTGCATCAGATGTAGGAACTAAAACCCTAGATGGTAATGTTCATAGGGTAGACATAGAAGTGTGGAGTCAGTATAGAGGTCAAAAAGAAATTAAACAAATTATGGAGAGATTGTATAATTTGTTTAATAATAGTAGTATATCGGTGACAGGGTGTGATTCAGTTATGAGTTATGTAGTTAATACAGCAACGATAGTTGAAACGGACAACCTGACGAGACATGGAATTATTACAGTAGATTTTACTGTATATGATAGTTAACTATTTATAGGATATAAATTATGGCAGTACAAAAAGGTGCATCACTCTTAGTAAAGATTGGTAATGGTGCGTCACCTGAAGTGTTCACCACAGTCGCAGGACTTCGTGATACTTCTATCGCAATCAACCAAGAAACAGTAGATGTAACAAACAAAGATTCATCAAGAGTAAGAACTCTTTTAGCACAAGGTGGAATTAAATCATTCACAATTTCAGGAAGTGGAGTTTTTACAGACTCAGCATCAGAACAGTCTGTATTGACTGCATTTGATGGAGCCAGTTTTACCAACTTTCAATTCTTAGTACCTGACTACAATACTTTCACTGGTGCATTTCAAGTAACATCTATCGAGTACAGTGGTACTTATAATGATAGTGTTCAGTACACTATGAGCTTTGAAAGTGCATCTACAGTGACAATCGCAACAGTCTAATGTGGATTGAAAAAGAAGTTACTATAGGTAAGAGTAAATACTCTGCACAAGTAAACGATGGGGAATCACAAATCGAAGTAGAACTGTCATACTTCGATAAGTGGTTATCATGTTTAAATGAATCTATGGTAGTAGATGGTAAGTCATACAAGATTAACAACATGCATAATGTTGGTGATAGAGATGAAACTATTAAGATTGTTTTAAATAAAGGAGCAAAAAAAGATGAGTATAAATCCAATAAGAGCAGAAAAGATAATTAACTTTGGTGATAAGTCTTATAAGGCAAGAATGTCTTTAGACACAATCATCAGAGTTGAGGAAGCATTAGGTTGCTCAATACTTAAAGTTGGCACGAAGCTAACACAAGCTGACTTAACAATGTCAGAAGTCATAGTGATACTTACACTTGCAGTAAGAGCAGGTGGTAATGATATAAAAGACAACGATATCAAAGAAGCTGTTAGTTCTGTCGGACTGGTTGAGTCTGTTAGAATTACTGGTGAGTTACTTACATTGGCATTGAATACTGATGATAAAGTTTCTGAAAAAAAAACAAATCCATAGACGATGACTACGAACTACCTGTTAATAGGTGGTTAGAAATCTTAGTAGGCATGATGCACATTCCTCCATCTCAGGTATGGGATATGTCAATTCGTGAAATCACACTAGCTATAAACGGCTTCAAGGAATATAATGGAAACAAATCTAGTAGCATGGATAGAGACGAACTAGATAAATTAATGGAATTGTACCCTGATTATTAAAAATGGAATTAGATAAACTCTTAGTCAAAATCGAAGCTGACACCAGTTCGTTGCAACGTGGTTTACAAGAAGCTAAAAATAAAATAAACAAGTCGACAGGTCGTATAGGTAACGACTTTAGAAGACTTGGAAGTTCATTAGATACTTTAGGTGGACAAGTAGCAAAATTTGGTGGTTTGTTAGCAACAGCATTTGGTGTTTACCAAGTAGTACAAGTTGTTAGTGTTGGTAAGCAAGTTGAAAATCTACAAGTAAGACTCAAAGCATTATTTGGAACAGCAGAGGAGGGAGCTAGAGCATTCGATGTAATGCGTAAGTTTGCTAATCGTGTTCCATTCAGTCTAGAAGAAATCCAACAAGCATCTGGAAACTTAGCTGTTATATCAGAAGACGCCAATGAACTCGGAGAAGTATTAGAAATAACAGGAAACGTTGCTTCTGCTACAGGGTTAGATTTCCGTCAAGCCAGTGAACAGATACAAAGGTCATTCGCAGGTGGTATCGCATCTGCTGACGTATTTAGGGAACGTGGTGTTCGTGCAATGTTAGGATTCAGTGCAGGTGCAAAAGTTTCTATCAACGAAACAATAGAAGCATTCAAAGAAAAGTTTGGTAAAGGTGGTGAATTTGGAAACGTCACTGATGATTTAGCAAAAACTTTGACTGGTACTTTATCAATGCTAGAAGATAAATTGTTCAACTTTAGATTAGCTATTGCTGAAGAATTTATGGTGGCACTTAAAAAAGAATTTGGTGACTTAGATAAATCGTTAGCAGTTAATGCAGATAACATAGAAGCATTTGGTAAAGAAGTAGGAGAATCGTTAGCCAATTTAACATCATCTGTCGTAAAAAATGCAGAGGAAATTAAATTAGCATTCGAGACTTTGTTTGCAATTTTTGCTACAGGACTAGCAGTAAAAGCAATAAATTATGTTAGAAATTTGAATGTTGTGACAGGAACTTTATTAGCTACATTAATTGCTTACAACGAACTTACATCTATGCATAACGATGCATTGGAAGAAAATGCTGAACAAACTAAAAAGATAGCAGAGTCTAATAATGTTTTGGGTGCAAACCTTTCTAGACTTGGCAAAAAAGAAGAAGAAGCTATAAATGTTTTAGAGGAACACAACAAGACAATTGACCAATTAATTTTACAACAACAATTGTTAAACGGTATATCAAAAGAATATCCACAAATTTTAGAAAAGACGATAGAATCAGTAAATCCATTCGCACAAGCATTTCAAAGAGTATTTGAACAATTGAAAGGTGAGAGTACAGAGTTTGAAAAAGTTTTTGATAAAGCAGTAAAAAATATTGGTGATGCATTCGGTGATGCGATAGCTAAAGGCGAAGATTTTGGTGATGCAATGAAAAATATTTTTCAAGATGTTATTTCACAAGTTGTATCATTGATAGTTCAGATTCTTGTATTGAAACCTTTACTCGACTCCATAAAATCAAATCTTGGAGGTGATGGTGGAGGATTCGGAGGTATCGTTAGTGATATTGGTGGCATGTTAGGATTCGCTAACGGTGGTTACATTGCACCTAACAAACCAGCAATCGTTGGGGAAAAAGGAGCTGAAGTATTTGTTCCACATACAGCAGGACACATTGTTCCTAATGACCAAATGGGAGGTGGAGTAAACGTAGTACAAAATATTTCATTTAGTACAGGAATTGTTCCAACCGTTAGAAGTGAGGTGATGAATATGCTACCTCTCATCAAGCAACAAACTATATCAGCAGTAGCAGAGCAACGTAGTCGTGGTGGTGCGTTTGCTAAAACATTCGGAGCATAAATGACATTTCCTACATATCCAATTTCAATGCCAACAAGTCCTAGTAACTTTGTAACCAGTCAATGGAGTATAATACGAACAGTAGGTTTTACTGAAAGTCCGTTTACCTATGCTCAACAAGTTGCAGAATTTCAAGGAGCTAAATGGACTACGACAGTCACGTTACCACCAATGTCCAAGTCAGATGCAGGAGCATGGACTGCATTCTTTACACAACTTCATGGTAGACGTGGAACATTTTTAATCGGAGACCCAGATAAAAAAACAATTCAAGGAACTGCAACAGGTATAGTTTCTGTTAACGGTGAACATGCCGTTGGGGCATATTCAGTTATTGTTGATGGATTAAATGTTTCACAAACAACTGCATTTAAGAAAGGTGATTACGTTCAATTTGGAAGTGGTGCAACATCTAAATTACATATGATTGTTGAAGATATTTCTTCAGATGGTAGTGGCAATGCTACGTTACAAATCGAGCCACCTTTGAAGTCAGCATTATCTAATGATGATGTCGTAACCTACTCAAATACAAAAATGGTAGCTAGGATGGATTCTAACGATTTAGGGTGGCAAAGTAACGTAAACAGTCTTTATCAGTTCAGTTTCTCTTGTAGCGAAGCCCTGTAATACCCTTTTTTCCGATTTAAACACATATAGTGGTATCAAACTATCAAGCAAAAAAAACCCTCCAAGAATCGCTTCTCAGAGGGCTTATCGTAGGAATTGGTCATTTATAACATCTCAAACCATATTTAATCCTACTAAATTACAATATCCCAAAATATTGCAATTATACTTATCATTATTATTGCTTTAACCAAGTCAGGTAGGTCATCGCATATTTCTTTTATTTTATCTAGCATCTCTAACCTCCATACCTTTAAAAATATATTTAGCAAAAACAGTTCCATCTCTTGTTTTCATTTTTTCATTCTCAATTACATAATTTTCTTTATGTCGTAAAGTATGAATTATTGCTGACAACCTTGTTGCATTCCATTTTTGAAATGCCTGTAAGGAAGTGATGTTTCCATGTTTATGCAAGTGGTCTCTTACTTTTTGTATTTTATTTATTTTCTTCATTAGATTTTACCTCTATCAGTTTGTTGATATAGAAAACCGACTTTCGTAAATCTTCAATCGGTTTCTTTTTTTTGTCGTATCTCCAAATGTATTTCATTGCATTACCTTTTAGAAATCCAACAAATTCTTTTTCACTCATAGATG